TCAGATGTTTACATACTTAAACGACAAGTATTAAGATGGACGAAGAACAAATGGAATTGATGAGGGTGTTGTTATACAACGCCATAGTTACTGAACTCAGAACACCATATAAACCACAAGGTTATAATGGTGAACCAAAGACTGGTTTCAATAGGAGGGGTTCAGTAGCAACAGGTCAGTTAATCAATGACTTAACAGTTGAATGGGACGAAACCCCTGAGGGAAATTTCCAACTTGTTGTTTCATTTCCAACAATTCAACCAAGTTTTTTACCAAACATTATTGATGAAGGTAGAAGACCATCAACGAACTATCCCCCATTAGCGGCAATTGAAGCATGGGTTAGAGTTAAACCTGTATTTTTTAGAGACGCAAGAGGTAAGTTTACAAGAGGTACAGTTAAACAAAGAGCATTCCTTGTAGCAAGGTCAATCAAGGAAAAAGGTTTCAAGGGAAGATTCTTCTTGGACAAAGCCGAAAATAAAGTGATAAATCAATTACAAAAAATGGGAGAAGAAGCAATGGCAAATTACTTCCAACAACTAATTGAAAATCAATTTGTAAATTTATTATAATTAAATGAGTGTAAGTATAATTAAAAATCCTGCTAACTTCCAACCATCAAAATCAGATGCGTTGTATTTCACAGTTTCAGCAAGCACAGCAAATGAACCAAAGTTTAGATATGTCTATGAAATCTATGTAGAAGGTTATAAGGTATTTGAAGGTAAGTCTACCCCAAACCCTTATGGTCTTGGTATCATTGATGTATCAAGGGTATTAGATTCATACTTACAAAACTACCCTGTTGCTTATCACGATGAGACAGCAATATTCTTACATCAAACATCACCTTTTTCAAGAGCTTATGGTAATGAAGTTGTTGATTATTATATCCTTGTTGGTGAGGAGTATGCAGATTCGTTTGTTGGAGCACTTACAGGATTTACAGGTATTGGAAACCAAGTAGGTTTTCCATCTGTTCCTTCATCTACTTACAAGGCATTTCTTGGAACGATGGGGGTTAATAGAAACGCAACACTAGCTGAGTGGGATACAGGTCAATTCACTTTATCAGGTAATCCACAACCAGCATTCCCATATACCACAACAAATTTATTTTTAACAAACTCACCAAGGATTAGAGACATCAGTGTGGAGGAGTATTATACCCTATCATTTACCAATGCTCAACTTGGAGGTAGTTTTGTTTCAGAGCCTTATTATGTTGAATATAAATTCTATGATGTAAATGGATTTATAATTGATACAAAGAAGTATTCAAATATTGTTTCCAATGGTGGTGGTCCAATGACTTCATGTACCCAAGACTATCAAAACTATACCTTTACAGGTCTATCAGATTATAACATTTTAAATGTGGGGGCTGGTCCATTAAACATCTACCAATTCCCTGGTCATACATCTTATTATACCGTTCAGTTGTTTGGTGGGGCTAGCACGACACCAGTGACGCCGACGCCCACCCCTAGCCAGACTCCAACCCTTAATTTAACACCAACCCCGAGTGTTACAACAACTCAGACGATGACTCCGACCCCAAGTAGCACTCCTCCTACTTGTTCTTGTGATAACTATACAATTGAATCTACGGTTGGATTTACTCAACAAATATTCTACACAGATTGTAATGGTCTTTTCTTATCTTTTTATCTTGGACCTTATGATTTGATTTCAGATTGTTTCTGTTATGTTGAACCAAGTCCTTATGTTATTATAACCAATTTGGGAGCTTGTGGGTCTCCACCAGTTACTCCAAGTATCACCCCATCACAAACACCATCAGGTGCGGCAGGTGAGGTTTGCGTTTCAGGAACAACCATCAATGTAACAAACACAGGGTATATCAAATACACTGACTGCTCAGGTAATACTCAATATCAATTTATCAGTAGTCTTGGAATTTATACGATTACACCATGCCATTATTGTTCAACAATAAGTCCTGGTTTCCCTTATGCTGATGTTGCTAATTTCAACAACAAAGTATGTGGATTTACATGTGCTACTCCTTCATTGACGCCGACGCCCACCCCTAGTGTGAGTTCATTAGCAAAACAAAATGTATTTGTTAGAGATTGTTGTACAGGTCAACTTGAATATCAAGTTCAGGTTGCAGCTTCACTTGGTATTGGTAATACCGTTCTAATTGATGGGGAGTGTTATCAAATATATGCTCTTGGTGGAACAGGGTCTGTTGGAGATTATTCAACAGCTACCAACTACATCAATTGTAATGAGTGTGTGGCTGACTATCCTTGTCCTGTTGACCCACAAAAACCAACACAACTCAAACCATCAGTTCAACCAGTAACGATTATACCAAGTGGTGGAACAGCTCCTTGTGTAAGTTATTCTGCTGTATCTGAAATGTTCCAATTCAATGTGGTCCCTCCTTGTAATCAATTCTTCAACGAACAGATAATGTTTAAGAATAGATACGGAGCTTATGACTATTTCATGTTTGAAAAAGCAAAAGCTGAGGGTCTTGCAATCAATAGGGAAGTATATGGACAATGGAACATCAATTGGGGTTCACAAAATCCAATTAAGACAAATTATTCAAGAGGGACAACAGACTTCAATACAGACATCACAGAAACCCATGTTGTGAACTCAGGTTTCATTTCACAACCAATGTTTGTGTGGTTGGAAGAATTGTATACAACAAATGACGCTTACCTTATCCAAACCGATGGAACACTATTCCCAATAAACATTGTTAACACGGAGTTTGTTAGAAAGACAAAAGGTAATAAGACTATGTTCAATATTGAATTAACTTATACATTCTCCAATAACATCAAACTATTGAATAACTAATGGATACAACCTTACTTGTACTTGGGGACAACAACCAATGGACTGAGCTTGACTTATTTGAAGACCTACCAATAAATGTAATAATTCAGGAGACTGATATTACAGATATTGAATCAAGACGCTCACCCTATTCCAAGACATTTCAAATTCCTGGTACAAAGAATAACAATGATTTCTTTGAACATTTCTATGAGGTTAATGCAATTGGTTATGACCCTTTAACAAGAAGACCTTGTGTTGTTCAATACAGGGGAACAGATATCTTCAAGGGTTTCCTTAGACTTAACTCTGTTGAAAGAACAAAAGACCTTATTCAATATGAGGTATATATCCTATCAGAAATAACAGATTTCAGTTCATTGGTTCAAGATAAAAACCTTAAAGAGTTATCTTGGTTGGAATATAACCATATTCAAAACTATGATACTGTAACTCAATCTTGGTCAGCAGATAGTGGTGATGTTAATGGTCTATTTGGTGGTAGTGTTATCTATCCTATGATACATTATGGGTATGACTATCAACCAGCAAGTGCGACAACCCCCACCTTTAAGTTTGCGGTAAATGACCCAAAGGGAATCTACCTATCAGGTAATTCAATGCCACCAACTTATTTCAAACCAGCAATGAGGGTTAAGACCATCATTGAAAAAATCTTTGCTTCAAGTGGTTATGAAATTGAATCAAACTTTTTTGAGTCAGAATATTTTAGAGGTATCTACATTGACCTTGCAGCAAATGGTAAGCTTGGGGTAGAGACAGCATCAGCCAGAACAAACCAAAACATTTTTAGAGTATATGGAAATCCCTTACCATTAGCACAGGAGTTTTCTTATGCTAATGGTACAATCCAACAAATTAAGATGGGTAGAATATCATCAACAGATGGTTATGACCCCTCGTTTAATTTTAACGAAACATATTCTGCATATCAGATACCCTACTCAGGTCAGTATTCCTTTGAATTTAAGGGAAAGGTGAACCAAAGATACTCTAATAACTATGTGTCCACATATTATGGTATTTCAATATACAAAGCTTCAAGACCCCAAGACTTAACCGACCCTAATAAAAGGGTTGCCGTTACGGGAACAACAGATGGTCTTGTTGCATTTAACTATCTAAATGCTAATAACCAAAGAATATTCTTGAACAACTGCCAGTTAAACGCTGGTGATTGGGTGGGGTTATTCATTAGATTTAACACAAGTAGTTCATCAAATAGAAATGCGGGGTTATGGGTTGGTCCAACTGATTGGATTGGAACGGGAGCAAGATGGGAGTTATATAATTCACCAACATTTGTTGCAAATAACATTGTGGATATGAAGCTTCAATTCCCTGAAATAAGTTGTTTGGACTTTGTTAAAGCAATTGTTAAGATGTTTAACATGGTAGTGGTTCAGACCAATGAAACCAAGAAGATTAGAATGGAGCCACTCAATTGGTATTTTGCTCAAAACTTTGCCAAGACGGTTGATTGGTCCCAATGGTTTGATGAAAACTCACCATATAGAATTGAACCTGTTAACTTCCAATTACAAAAAGAATATAACTTCAAGTATCTATCAGCAGAAGATGAACACCTTGGAAAGTTATATGAAGATGAATATGAATTACCTTTTGGAACAAAGAGGTTTGTGGCAACAAGTGATATCCTAACAGGAACGGTTGACTTTGAGTTTCCATTTAGACCCTTCCCTTCTGATGTGATGACTGGTTCAACCAATCTTATCATTCCAATGGTTTATAAGTACGATGTTGCAACGGGTAAAGAAATACCTTACTCAAATAAAAACCATATATTCTTTTGGTGTGGAAATAGATACTTCTATTCTGATGAGCAGAAGACACAAAAACTAACTTGGTGGATAACATCGGGAGGAACACCAGTTCAATGGAATACCTATCCATGTGTGAACCATCTATCATCATTAGACAAACAAGATGCTGAGTTGGTATCAGACTTAAACTTTGATAAGACAACAGATTTCTATGATGAAGAAAATTCTGTTGTTCAACAATATACAGCAAACAATGTGTATCAGTTATGGTATGGGGATTACTTCAATAATCTATATTCACCTGAAACAAGAAGGGTAAGTGGTAGATTTCTTTTTGAACCAATCTTTATATCACAGATTAACTTAACAGATAAGGTGTGGTTAAAGGATTCCCTTTTCCAAATTGAAAAGATAAATGAAGCTGACCTTGTGAATTGGAAACTAACAGATGTATCTTTAATCAAACTTGTAACACCTTATAATAAGTTTACCCCACCAGCACCTGATTATTCTGTATCACCCAACGAAGCTTATCCTCCATCGGGAGCAACATTTGCAATCACAGGATTTGTTTCAACACAACAATCAGATGTTTGTAATAACACAGCACCAATAACCAATGTGTGGGCTTCACAAAACCCCGTAGTTGAAGGAACATACTTATACTACAACTCATTAGCCACAAGTGCATTTACCACTGGTACCTTCTTTAAACAGACCACTGGTTCAACGACTTATGTTGCGATAAACAACTTGGGACTAGCAACGGAAAACCAATGCTAATAACCCTGTTATTCACTATTTATTGATATGGCTAAAAATATTGCATTAACGCTCACCATCGGTGGTGTTAAACAAAACATCACAAACATCAAGGAGCTTGAAACTGCCATCAAGGGTGCAGAAGAACAACTCAAAGGTTTAACCATTGGGTCAGAAGGTTTTAAGAAGTTATCCTCAGATGTTAAAAATGCAAAAGGTGTTCTTGAAGATTTCAATGAATCGGTAAAGGGACAGGAGTTGGAAAAAAGAGTTGGAGCCTTTGCCAAAGTTGGGGAAGGTATCACAGCATCTTTTGCGGGTGCCCAAGCAGCCATAAGTTTATTTGGAACGGAGAGTGAAGCGGTCGCAGAAGCAGCAGCCAAAGCCCAATCATTATTAACCATCGCACTTGCTGCCAGGTCGGCAGCCGAAGGTGTTGTTGCCGTTAGAACGGTTGCAGCCAACATCGCAACATACGCCTCGGCTGCGGCAGCAAACGCTGCGACAACAGCCACAAGGGTATTATGGGCAACCCTCGCAGCTAACCCACTTGGAGCAATCCTTGCTGTGGTTGGTTTGTTGGTAGCGGCATATGTTACCCTAACAGGTTCAACAAAGGAACAAGTTAATGTTCAGAACGAACTAAACAAGGCAACCTCAGATGAAGCTCGGGGTCTTCAAAACTCACTTGTTATTTTAACAGAGTTCAACGGACAAAGAGATTTACAAAACAAGGAAATACAAAAACTTGTTAAACAATATCCTGGTTTTAATGCCTTCATTGATAAAGAAAACAAACTTAACCAACAAGGTGTAAAGTTTATTCAATTGAAAATCAAACAATACGAACTTGAAGCTCAGGCTAAATTGATTACTCAAAAGATTGCGGAAAACTCAATCAAAATCTTGGAGATTGAATCCCAAAGTATCTTTGATAATGTTTCATTTTGGGAGAGTGCTTGGAATACTATAAAGTCAGGGGGACAAATAACTTCATCAGTATTGGCTGATGCACAAACTGGTCTTGCAAACCAAAGAAAAAAAATTCAAGAAGTAACAGCAGAAAACGAGAGATGGAGAAAATCCCTAAGTGATGTATATGTTCAAACAGATGATGTATTAAAACAACTTAAACCATTTGAAGAACAACTTAACACTCAGGTTAAACTTGAAAAGGACCTTAACACTCAAAAGGAAAATTCAAAGAAAAACCAAGAGGAATTAGCCGCAGCTTACAAAAAGGGATTGACTTCAACGATTGATTTGGCAGGTGCTGTTAAGGAGCTTGACGACTCACTTAAAAAATATAATCAAACAATTGAAAGGGTTTCAAAGATTGAATATGACGCACCAGTTGTAGAACAATTGAAAAATATTCAGGAAAACACAAAAAGAGCCGCTGAGGTTTTGGTTGATGATGTAACAAAAATCAATAATGCGTTCAATGGTATAGGTGTTGGTCCAAATGGTTTACCAAAAGATGAGTTATTAAAAGTATTCAAAGACATTAGAAGTGAACTTGAAAATTCATTTATTGCATTATTTAATAATGGTAAGGGACTTGACTTCACTGGTATAAGAAAGAAATTTATTGAAGGTGGAAAACAACTTACACAAGACCAAAAAAATATCTTATCTGACCTTGTAAGTTCATACGAAGATGTATTTAGGTTCCTTAACGACAATCAACTCTATGGGTTGGGTGTACAACTACAAAACATTTCAGTTGCATGGAATGATTTCAGAGGTGAAATTAACGAAACTGAAAGTGGTGGTAAAGCATTACTCAATATCCTTGGGGAAATTTCTGCTGCAAATAGAAAATTTGTTAATGAGTTTACAGGTAAAGACCTTGAAATTGCCCCTATTCAATTTGACCCAACGAAGGTTCAAAAAAATGCAACTGAGTTTATTAAACTACTTGAAACAAATATCTATCCAACGATAGCTACAAGACTGATTGCTGCTCAGGTAGACATTGAAAGAAAGGTTGTTGCAACGACAACTGGTACGGTTAAAGCAGAAGCAGAAGGTAGATTAAAAGCTCTTGCAGACCAATTTGAAGCATTTATCAAGACAGGTAAAATTGTTGGTAATAACACAAAGATTACAGCAGAAGCTGTTGATGCTAATGTTCAAAAGATAATCGGAACATTCTTGGGAATGGCAGACGCAATTACAGTTGCTGAACAAAAAATTATTCTCACTAACATTGAGGTTAATAAGTTAACCAAAAATCTTCAAGATAATCCTGCTCTTTTATCCAAAGCAATTGGTGGTCTTGTAACTGAAAACATTGATGCATTAAGTAGACTTATCTTGGGTGCAAGAACAGAAGAGGAAAAACTTGAAGAGCAATTTACCAAGAAGTATAAAGAGAATGAGCAAGAAAGAATTGACTTTAAAAAACTTCTTGAAAAACAAGGTCTTGATTTATCAAAAGCTACTTACGATGACCTTCTAAAAGCTTATATTGCTTATAAGAAGAAGGAAGTTGCTGCTGATAAAGATGCTGAAAAAGAAAAACAAAAAGGTAGACAAGAGACCTATAACAATATATTAAAGGGTATTGAATTATTTTCACAAACCCTTAATCAGATATCCGCTTTAACTCAGGAAAGAATTAGAACAGATTTGAAATCACTTGAAATTGCAGAAAAGAAAACACTTGAAAAAGTGGTAGGTGAAAGTGAGTCAGCAGCGGCTAAAAGAATTGAAATTCAAGAGGAGTATGCTGCAAAGAGAAAAGAATTGGAAAAGAAAGGTGCTGTTCAAGCCCTTCAATTTTCACTTGTTCAAACAATAGCAAACGGAGCCCAAGCATTTGTTAAAGCCTTGGCTGAACTTGGACCTGTTCTTGGTCCAATCATGGCAGGGGTAAATGCGGCTCTGACTTTGGCACAAGTAGTTATTATTCAAGACCAAATATCCAACGCTCAGGCAATGAGAAAGGGTGGTATATTGAAAGCTCAGGGTGGTATGATACTAAGGGGACCATCACACGAGAATGGTGGAATACCTTTGGCTCAAATGGGAGTGGTTGCCGAGGGTAATGAAGCAATTATAAACAGACAATCAACAATGAATTTCCAAGGCTTGTTAAGTTCAATTAACCAAGCTGGTGGAGGTCGTCCATTGGTGATGAACAATTTTGATGATTCAAGGATTGTTGAAGCGTTAGCTAAACAACAACAAAAACCTATTAGAGCTTATGTTCTTGAATCAGATATAACAAACGAACAATTGATATCCAAGAGATTGGATTCGTTGTCTAAATTTTAATCTATGGCACTGAAAGTTATTGAACTATTGGTAGACGATGCTTTAACAGGGGATACTCGTGTTGAAGAAATTGCACTTGTATTACAACCAGCAATTGAAACAGAATTTATGTGGTTTGGAAGACAATCATTTGAAACATATAACGACTACCCACAAGCCGCTCGTGAAAATGCGTGTAAGGTATTAAGATGGAGAGACGAGCATGGTGATGAAGTTCAAGGAATGACCCAAGTGGGTTGGACAAGAGCTAATCAACTATGCTCAGGTGAAAACATTTCAGAGGAAACAATTGCCAGAATGTCCGCATTTGAAAGACATAGAAGGAATAGTCAGATAGCCCCCGAGTTTCAAGGAACACCTTGGAAAGATGCTGGTTATGTTGCTTGGTTAGGTTGGGGAGGAACAGAAGGTGTAGAATGGGCTCAGAAGAAATTGCAGACCATTAGAGAGGAGATGGAAATAAATACAAGTAATCTTAAACCTTGGTCAAAGACCTCAGGGGATACGGAAATGTGTGGTTGTAGTGGAGGATACTATGATATGCAAGAAGGTCCATGTTGGGAAGGGTACGAAATGATAGGCTGGAAGAGAAATGCTGAGGGAGTTAAGGTGCCAAATTGTGTTCCAAAAGAAGAGTTATCACAATATCCGATTGGACAAATCAGCAGTGATTCCTTAATCACAGGAAATAATTGTGGTTGTGGTTGTCCTGATAATGGTTGTTGGGACGATGGTGGAACATACTTTGCAATAACAATCAATGGGGTACCAGTATTTGATAATCCTGCCCAAGCTGCCACATACGCACAGGTTATTGGTTGCAATGGTTCACATGTTCATATGGTAGATGGTGTTGAAATGTATATGCCTTGTGAAATTCATTCTGACGCTATTGACCAAGACGACGAACTTGGTGAGTATACAGAACAAGAATATGAGATTGCCAAACTCCTTCAATTCTTATCAAGAACAGACAAACAAAAGTTTGAAGCTGTGATTGAATCAATGAGGGGTGCAACACTACAAGAAATAAAAGATAGAGACCATAAAACCCCGACAACATACTTCAAGTATGAAAGGGTATTGACTGGTTCCCCTGATAGAGAGTTTTGTGATTCAATTGAAGACAGATATTTTAGAAGATTGGAGATTGACCTTCTTCGTGATACCAATCGTGATTTCGGTCATAACAGAGAGCCATATTCAAAGTGGTTATACAAGGGTGGACCTAACTGCGTTCACGCTTGGAGAAAGTTTTTGGTTCAAGGAAAAGATGTTGTTGACCAAGGGTTTGCTGCTGGTAAAGCAGGAATGCCACCAAAGTCAATGCCGAATAACGGATATTATTCTGAGGAAACCAAAAAAGCAAGTGAAAAAGCTTATGCAATTTCACAATCACAAAAGATGACCAGAGCTTCATCACAAGTTATTATAGTTGATATGGACGATACCTTGGTAAGAGGTAATTCCCCAATCAAGAAGACCATAGATTATATTAACGAAAAAGCTAAGACATATAGAATCGTTGTTGTTTCAGGAAGACAGAAGTCAAGAACGGAAGAAACAAAAAGACACCTCAACGAACTTGGGGTATTATGGGACGACATTTATTTGTCTGATTTCCCACAAGGTCCAAACGCATCAAATGCATTTAAAGAATATAAGGCAAAGTGGTTGATGGAAAAAGGTTATCAGATTGTGGAAGCAATTGATAACGATGCTGAGGCAAGAAGAGCATACCAAAGAGCTGGTGTTAAATCAATATCACCTGTATCTTTATCTATGGGGTATAACAAACAAGCTCAGTTTTCAATTGACGAAGAACAAAGAATGTTATATTCACCAGCAATGAAACCAGGGATTTTAATTCCAAGGATAGATGAAATAACAAGAGAAAAATATTTTGTTACATTCAAACCTGAAACAATCAAGGTTATGAGTCAAAGATTTCTTATTGAAAAAAGAACGGACAAAACAAACTATGAACATTCCAACCAAAAGTTTGATGGGGTGTATCTTGTTGAATCTTGGATTGTAGATGGTGAGCAGGATAAAGCTTATAACATGGGGTATTCAAAACAAGATGTTCCTGTTGGGACCTGGATGGTTGGATATCGTGTGGATAATGACGAAGTGTGGGAAATGATTAAACAAGGCAAAGTAAAAGGGTTATCAATAGAAGGAAACTTTGAGTACAAATTTTCGGTAGAAAATACTGATAGATATTTACTTAAAGAAATCATAAACATTCTAAATCAAATAAACTAATAATTATGAATGCAACACAAGCACTTGATAAGATTGTTAAGTTATTAGGTTTGAGATTCAAAAAGGAATCTTTTTTCACTACAATTTTAGATGACGGAAAAACTGAGGTTACCAACAATTCTGATGGTGAGTTTCAGGTAGGTCAAACTCTATATGTTGTTTCAGAAGCAACACTACAACCAGCTCCGATGGGGGTTCACAAAACTCGTGAGGGTTTGGTGATTTCGTTAGATGAAGAATCTACAATCATCAAGTTGGAAGTTGAACAGGCAGAAGAAGAAGTAGAAAGAGACCAAGAGGAAGTTGAAAGTTCAAAAGAAGTTTCAATGACCGTTGCAGAAGATGCTCAGGGACAGAAATTGGAATCACCAACATTTGATGTGGGTGAAGAAGTATATGTTCTTGGTCCTGATGGTGAAAAGAGTAAAGCACCCGATGGCGAGCACCAAGTTGTTTTAAAAGACAGCGAAGGCAATGAAAACAAAATCAGAATCCAAACCGTTGACGGCAAAATCGTTCAAAGAGAAAATGTTGAACAAATGGCTTACGAAGACATGGCAGAATTCCCTTGGGACGAATGCATGTTGAAAATGGCAGAAGAGGGTTATTCAGAAGAAGTATCAGCTAGAATTTGTGGTTCAATCAAAGCTAAAAATATGACCAAAGAAAAGATGTCTACGGACTTATACTTTGAGCAGGTAGCACAGGTTGAAAAACTTAAAGATGGTATTACACAACTTTTATCCCTTGTAGAAACAATAAACGGAAAATTCAAAACTGAAATTTCTGACCTTAAATCTGAACTTCAAGCTTTTAAAAATGCACCTGAAAGAAAACCAGTAGATGCAAAGATTGATATCAAAGAAAAATTTGAGGATTACAGAGTTCAGCTCCTTAAAGAATTAAGAAAATAAACAAAAAACAAAAACAATAATCACTATGAAAAAGAATGAAAAATTTTCATACAACCTCTCCAATTTGAGTGTGTGGGTGGACGAAAACGCTACCGACATGTTAATCAAAAGTATTCTTGGAGAGACGTTACCAAAGTACGCTACAATACGTCCGAATATTAAGGGGACAGAACAGGTAGGGTTCTTAACGAACAATGTTATCTTCCAAGATGGTACTTGTGGATTTAACGCAACTGGTGATACCACAATTTCACAAGTAACAATTGCTACTTGTAACAAGAAGGTTAACCAATCACTTTGTGCGTACGATTTGTACGACTACTTTTTGAGTCAGAGACTTTCTAACTCAAACTTTCAAGAGACAGTACCTTTTGAGGAGTTAATCATCACAGATATTTCTAACAGAATTGCTGATTCTATTGAAAAGCAATTGTGGAGAAATACAACTGCGACTGGTGGTACTGAGTACAACTCACAGTGTTTTGACGGAGTTTTAGCTCTTGTTACTTCTGGTAATGGTGCTACTCAGGTTGCTTACACAGCAGCTACTTCAAGCAATGGTCTTGATGTATTTTCAACTTACTACGAAAACATTCCTGCGAATGTATTACATTTGAATGACTTAATCGCATTCTGCTCTTACTCTGATTATAGAGGTCTTGTAGCTTCAATGAGAAAATCATCTTATGTAAACTTATTCAGCTTTGATGATGCTTCTGCAGCACAAGGTCAAGAGTGGTCAGTAATGTTACCAGGAACGAATGTTAGAGTTATTCCAACACAAGGTCTTGACGGACAAAATGCTGTTGTTGTAGGTCCAGCTTCTTACTTCATGGTAGGTATGAACGCAACAGACAATGGCGGTATTGAAATCAAAGGTATGTATGACCCTTACGAAGATATCGTAAAAATCATCGCTCGTATGGTATATGGTCTTGGAGTATTCTCTGTGGATTCATTCGTACTTGCTAAAAACTAATAAACCAAATTTTAAAATATATAAACTATGTCGTGTTATATAGACCAAGGATACACACTGGATTAGCGTTTAACAGTCCAGTCTAAATTGGGTGAATTGCTGGAAACTCCGAGAGGACAATCAGCAGCCAAGTTTCCGAAGTGTAGAAAGTAGGAAAAAGGTTCAGAGACTAGAAGGTGAGTAACACAAACAATAAACCTTCCACGAGTGCCCAACAACAGAAATGTTGATGATATAGTCCGAACACCACGAATAAATGAAGGTGGTGAAGTTGAAGATAAAGAGCTTCAACGATAACAAAAAGTGTAGAAATGCATCTATTGGTGGTATCAAAGAAATGTGGATTTTGGGTGATAGTGGTCATACGATTTCTGGCTTCACAACATCTGGTAGTGATGAAATTACTGGATTCAGTGGCTCAGGGACTTGGTATCACTTTGAACTTGTTAAACAATCTTCTTCATTCACTGAGGATATTTTGGTTAACGATGTTGCTCAATCTGTTACATTCCAACCAGCAGTGGTAATATCCTTACCGAAACTTAACCAAACGCTTAGAAATTTATTCTTTGATTTGGTAAAACAAAATGAACTTTACATTATTATCAAAGATAATAATGAGCGTTATTGGGCTGTTGCTTGGAGTAACGGCGCGATGGTGACCACTGCTAGTCAGCAGACGGGTCAGGCGTATAATGATTTAAATGGAATATCAGTTACAATGACGGGAGGGGAGCCAAATCCCGCTCGTGAGATTGATGTTACAACAACATTAGCAGCAATCGCAACAGGATTTACAGTTCAATCCTAATATATAAATTTAAGGGGGGTTTATTCCCCCCTTATTTTAGCCAATATTTTATACATGAAATTACAATGGGGTGGCAGAAATTATAGACCTGTCGGAAATTATATTAGAGTTTACAAACCAACAATACAAGAATTGATGAAATCCCAAGCTCAAAGAACGCGCTTGGGTTCAGCGATTTTAACAGGTGAAATGATTTCAGGTATCGGTGATGCTTATGGTCCTGATGTTGTTGTTACGCCAACGCAAACAGCAACAAGTCAACCGACTCCTACTCCAAGCATTACTCCAACCTTGACTGAAACTCCCACGAATACTCCTACCACAACTTTAACCCCATCTGTAACTCCATCATCTACACCTTATCCAATTGTTCAACCATCATTGTGGTTTGATGCAAGTGATTCAACGACAATGAATTTAATTCTGTCGGGTGGAACAACATATATTTCACAACTTACCTCTAAGGGTACTGAGAATTGGACTTTAACAGGTCAAACATCTGATAGGTATCCAACATATTCTGCTTCAACATCGTTCCCTGGTTCACCAAATATTATCAGATTTACACCAAACGCTTCAACAGCTTTAAGAAAAGGATTGGTTGCTTTTGATAGAACACCATTATTACATTCAGGGTCAACCATATTTGTTGTTTGGTCAAATCCAGCAGGCACACCAGCCTTTACGAATCAGTTATATTCAGGTAATACGAACGGAACACTTGCTCAAAGTGGGTCTGATATTTTTGATAGATTACAATTTGCTGGTTTTATTGGTGGAACAAATTTAAATAATACAAATATTTATCCACAAGCATCATCACAAGTTGCGGGTGTTCCTACACCTTATACTTCAACGACACTTAATGGTAAGTTTTTGATGAAAGCAGTTTTACCTGCTAATCCTGGCTTTGGTAGTTGGGAATTAAACCAATCAGCAGGAACAAGTACAACACTATTTACAGGCACAACTGTAAGTCCAAGATGGAATGCTTTTAATCTTGGTTGTACTACCAACAATACCCAACAATTATTCGGTACAAATAACAATATTGAATTAGCTGAAATGATGGTATTCAATTATGAATTATCATCATCAGAACAAGAAGCTGTTGAACTATATTTAAGAGACAAATGGAGATACGATGAATGGGCTTCACCTGTTCCGACTCCTACGCAGACAAGTTCACCAACTCCGAGCATAACACCACAAGTTACGAGCACTCCAACGCCGAGTAGCACACCACCAGCATTTTCACCGTCAGGAATAACAGACCTTGAATATTGGTTTATGGGTGCTAGTGGTTCATCAGTTTCATCTTGGACAAACTATGGTTTGTTAGGTGGTTCAATTACTCAAGGTACAGGTGCAAGACAACCCGATATTATAACAGGAGCAACTCTTGGTTCATATACTGGAACCGCTGTTCAGTTTTTAACAAGGGACAACATGAATGGAACATTTACCACAAAAGATTTTTCTGCTAGTACAATATTCTTTGTTGGTAGAATGGCTAATAATGCTAGCCAAAGTGGAATTTATGCGGTGGCATCACTTCCTGTTACTTCAACTTCATTTGAATATCAAAATTATAGTTCAGAGTATAGAATAGCTCTTAATCCTGACTTGTTCACAATACCAGGTGCTAGCGCAAATACACTCAATGGTATTCCTCAGATAATGTGTGCTTCAGGCAATACCTCAGATTTTGAGGTTCAAGTGTTGACTGGAGCGGGGGTAATCGCACCTATTTCAAATGCATTTTTCAATTCAACAATTGTTTCCTCTATACAATTCGGTTTGGACACTCCTGGTTCTGGTATTAACATACAAATACACGAATATATCATGTATGATAGAAAGTTGAGTTCAACTGAATTTAACAATGTAGTCAATTATCTTAAAACAAAATATCAATTTAACACATGGTAGAATATATTATTTTCTTGCAGGAACAAGAAGCAAAAGACTTAATAACAAGAATCAATACTTGTATGGGATATCCAAACGAACAAGCACAAACATGGCAGATTTTGCCTGATGAAATGTGTGAGTTTGATTTGGAAACTGGTGATAAATTACCAATAGGTTATGGTGTTATCATCAAAGAAAGAATTTATGACTGCTTAACAGCAGAAGAAAAGACTGAGGTATTAGACCTCCCATCAAATATAAACACTTGTTCATGGGTTGTTTCAGGCTCAACATTCTAAAAGATGTCTACACAAAGAAGAACATTTTTAAAGACTTGGTGGTCACCATATCTTGGGGAGTGGAGACCATTCCACGATAACTATATCTATGCCTCAAATACAGGGTGTACATTTTCAGGTAGTGCGGTTTATTCACCTGTGCCTCCGACCCCTTCAATGACCGCAAGCCCGACTTTAACACAAACTCCGTCAAATACTCCTACTTTAACCCCGACCGCAACTCCACAAGTAACTCCATCTGTTACTCAGACAATGACGCCTACCACGACTGAAACTCTTACGGCGACCCCAACGGTTACTCCGACCACTACAACTACTTTAACTGCAACTGAGACTAGCACGCCTACCGCAACTCCACAAGTCACAACTACTGCAACAAACACGAGCACTCCAACCAACACTCCTACCGTAACAAATTCACCAACGACAACTACGACTTTAACCGCTACTCCTTCACAAACGCCTTCAATTACACCGAGTGTGACGCCAACACAAACACCTGGATTCACACCAACTACTACCTTGACGCCGAGTCCGACTACCACAACTACTTTAACTGCAACACAGACACAAACTCCGTCAATAACTCCTAGCCCGACCGCTACTCAACCAGCATTTAATCCTAGCTCAATAGGAAATCTTCAATACTGGTTTAAGTCAACAGATGGAGCTTCTGTTTCTTCTTGGACTAATAATGGTTTAATTGGTGGTTCATTGACTCAGCCGACAGCAGCAAACCAACCACAAATTGTTTCTAACGATACTTTTGGATTTGGTTATACAGGTCAATCAGTTAATTTCACAAGTCGTGACTGGATGTATCTAAATCACCCATCATCTGCTACAACATTTACAGGTAAGACATTCTTCTTTGTGGCTAATGTTAAAGATAGGTCAACAGCAGGTTGGGCTATTGGAATACAAGAAGCATCTGGTTATACAAGTTCAAACTCAATTTTTGACTATCAATTCTATGATGGTTCATTAACCACTGTTTCAAGAAGTAGACCTGGTAGAAGACAATTTACATTTACAACGGGGTCAACTTTATTTGCAGCGTCAGGTTTAACTACAACAGGATATACCGCCGCTGTAAACGATGTTGTTGGCACGAGTGCTTCTACGGTATACGCTGGAACAAATGCGGTATACATTGGATTTGGTTATGATTCAGGTTCAGCGAATGTGAATGATATTTCTGTGTTTGAATTTTTGGGTTATAATAAGTTATTAACACAATCCGAATTTGACCAAGTATTGAATTATTTGAAAACAAAATATGCTTATTCCTTAATCAACCCTACGCCCACGCCCACCGTGACTCCAACTAAAACACCAAGTGTTACTAACTCGCCTACCCCTACTTTGGGAACAGGTTATTTCTTCTATAATGTAGAAGCTTACGATAAAAGTTCATGTGCTCTTGTTACCACAGGAACACTTAAATTGAAATCAAATGTTTATTATGCTCTTGGTAATTTCGTTTGTAGTAGTTCATCAACTTACAAATATAAACTAATCAGTAATGCGTCAGGACCTACCGCAACATGGACATTGGAGACTTGGATAGGTGGTTCAAACTGTGCTGGACTAAGTTGTACAATCCCTTAATATATGGCAATACCAGTTCTAATAACATTAACTAATATGGGTTCAGCTGTTGGACCATTTAATCTTTATTCAGATGTGGATAACTATGTTATTCCATTTGAACAAGATGTTCCTGCTTCTGCATTTACATATGGTTATTATACTGCACTTGTTCCTGATGGGACATTGAACATTAAAGTTCAATCAGAGGGGGAATGTCTTAACTACATTATTACCATTGTTCAAAACTTACCCACTCCTTCTGTAACTCCACAAAACACTCCCACAGCGACAGTAACTCCGAGCCCGACGACCACATTAACTCAAACTCCGCAAGTCACTGCGAGCATGACTCCAACTCCAAGCGTAACAATTGGATTGACTCCCACAGAGACCCCACAAGTAACAAGCACACCCACCACTAGCCCAACACAAACCATAACGCAAACTCCGTCAAGCACCCCTCCACAAGCGACTCCTACACAGACTGGCACACCACAAGTTACTCCAAGTCAGACTAGTACAAATCCTGGTGGTCAGTTGTATGTTTATGCAAGATATATAAACACTTCACAGGAGTTTGGTTATAGTCTTAATGGTGGTTCATACTTAGGAATTGGAACACCAGCATCAATGAGTTGTGATTATATTGCAACCATTTCAGGTCTTCAAGTTGGGGATACAATCGTATTTTCAACCTTGTTAGCATGTAGCATAAACGGGGACACAGCAGATTGTCCAAATTCAACGACAGGTTGTTCTTATACTCATAATTTTGTTGGAACAACTTATGTTTATATTACTGTTGACGCAAGTGTATGTTGTTAAAAAAATAAACTATGATATATCTACAACAAGGTTCATTAAATAATCAAGCACTAGTTACCTGTTCAAGAAACAAGTCGTTAGCTGGTGCTGTTACTTATTTGTGGACCGTTCGTCATAAGTTATCACAACAGACGGCAAGGTTTATTCCTTATCGTGAGCCATCACTTGCTGTGGGGTATGAGCCTTCAAAGGATTTATTTTTGATATCAATTGACGATTCTTTACCTGAGGTTTTAATTGGTAGTTCAGGGACAACCGCAAATGTTCATCTAATTCCTGGTGAGTGGTATCTAAAAATCTATGAGCAATATTCACCAACGAATTTACTTCCTTCACAATCTTATGATGTCGTATATGAGGGAATGTTGATGGTAGAAACTGATAGTCCAATAGGAACACTAAACTACACAGGTAATACGGAAGCGGTTATTATATATCAAAACTAACCTATATTTATTATAAGATGAAGAAAGTAATACAAAATATTCAATTTTCCAAACAACTTGATTCCCTCGTTAAATTTGAGGAGCGTGTAATGCGTGGTGTGCCTTGGGTAAGTTGGGGACAAGATAACATATTTGTTATGGGTCTATATGACCTATTGGATTTTTCACCAATCCATAATGCTTGTATTCGTTCCAAGATAGACAATGTCGTGGGACAAGGATTTATTACTGACTATCGTATTTCAACCAAAGAAACTTTGAATGATGTATTCAGAGATATGGTATTTGATTACCTTGTTACAGGTAATTTATTCCTTGAAGTTATTTGGAAGGAAGACAGAAGCCAAGGACTTGCTGGTATACACTATATTCCATCAAAATATATGAGGGTAGGTTTACCTGATAACGCAGAAATGGAAGTTGAAAAATACTACTACTGCCGTGACTGGTTAAACTTTAAGAAGTCAGGGGTAATTGAATTTCTTCAATTTAATCCAAAGGTATTCACTCACAGACAGATTGTTCATATAAGGGATAGAAACCCCGCCTATTGGGCTTATGGAGCACCACAATACCTTTCTGTTGCAAACGACATAAGATTGAACCATGCAATATCTGTACACAATCTTGGACTAATCACTAACGGCGGATATCCTGGTTTGTGGGTGCATTTTTCTGATGGCTATCCTCAATCTGAACAAGAAGAAAGGGACATACTTCGTCAAATTGAAAATCGCTACTCTGGTCCTTCGTCAGCGGGGCGTATCACCGTCAGCTATTCCGATGGGGATTTGGGTAAACCAGAAATCACACAGATAGCATCAGGAATGCAGCAAGGAGCTTATACTGAAATCTTTGAACTTATCCAAAGACAAATCTTATCAGGACATAAAATCCCTGATGGAGCTCTTATTGGTCTTCCTTCACCAACAGGATTTAATTCAGGTGCTGAATTACTTGAAACAGCCCACAGGTTATTTATGAAAACATCAATTATGCCAGTTCAGAATTTCTTAATTCGTGAATTGAAACCTTTAATTGAACTTACAAATGTCGGAATACCTGTTGACCTAAAAATTGAACAAAACACTGTAATCTAATGACTGATGTATTTTTTATATCCGAGGATTATTTGAAAACGAATACTGCAATCAACGAAAATGTTGACTCAGGTGAACTTAGATTTGCAATCCTTACTGCCCAAAATATAAACATTCAGGAGACACTGGGTCAACCACTCTATGAAGAAATACAATTCCAAGTATCAGGTAGTAGTTTAACTCCTGATAACAAGTATCTATTGGACAAATACATCGTTCCTGCAACAACTCAGTGGGCTTATTACCACGGACTTGATAACTTCTTTGTGAAGTGGGTAAATGTGGGTCTTGTACAGAATAGAAACGAGCAAGGGTCAAACATTGATATCAGAACATTCAAGTATCTTAAAGATAATGCAAGGTCCACAGCTGAGTTTTTTGACCAAAATATGAGGAGATGGTTATGTGCCAAAGCTAACCTATATCCAAAGTATAATGTCGTTGATATTGGAAAGATTCTACCTGAAAGAGGGTCAGCAAATCGTAGGTCAATTGCAATGAAACCAACTCAGTTTTACAATAGTTGGTATGGTCCCGTTCCAAGTTCAATTACAGGTGCTTTTCCAGCTCAGGCTTAACTATCCAAGTCGGGAAAATTTTGACGAGCATTTTCTAAGTCAGTTTCTTTTAGGTCTAACATATATCTGATTGCGGCTACAACACCTGAGTTAAAACCATGTTCAAAATTTGAATCATCGTTTCTCAATTTGTCTACAAGCTCAGGGAATTGTGATTCAATTCTATCATAGTTTTTTCTTGCCAATTCAATCGTAGAAAGGGTAGTTTCATTTGTCCTTGCAAACCACAACATATCTGTGTATACACTGTGTAGTTCAATCATTTCTTTGAAAACATCTGAATATTTCATATTTGTTATTTTAATGGTGAGTTGCTAAGATAAGAAAATTATTTCAGTACAGGAATATCCAAGTAAGATTTACTTTTAAAAATTACTCTAAGAACATCAAAACTACCATTCTGAGTTTTCTTGTACATTGTTGCAATGTGTTGTGAAAACATTGAAGGTGATTTCTTAATGTGTTTACTAATACCTGATTGAACAGATGATTTAAACTCTTTGTAATCCTTGATTGAAATTTCCCTGATAGTCATAGTGTTTAATTTTGAATTGCTAAGATATAAAATTAAAAGGTACCAGCCAAATCAAGCTTGTTAATTAGACAAAATTCTCCTTCTTTTTTATTCTCATAAACGAGTGAAGTAAACTTGTGCCCGAACTCATTATAGGAAACACCAATAACATCAAATTCTTTGTTAAAAATATCCTTAGGAACGGGGTGATTTTTGATTGTGGCAGAAGCACATAGTTCAATCATTAGGTCAATGAGAGAAATATTCATGTTTCTTTGCTGAACACCTTTGATGTTACCTTCAAATTTGTTGTTACCGTAAGCAATTGCATTGATTCGTGTGTCTTGTGTAAGTTTCATTGTGTTTGTTTTTTATTGATGAAGAACAAAGATATTGAATTATTTTGATTTAATAAAAACTTTATTTAACAGAGTTAAAAAATTTGTTGTAGTCATCTCCTTTTCAAGTTCATTGAAATAATTGAAACAGTCGGTTGCAATTTTAAGACCTTTATCATTTGTAATGTCTATGTTGATTACGGGGGAGTCGTTATCAACATATCCCATCCAGAAATTTATTGAACCGCAGTCACAATTTGAACATGGGTAGATTGCAATTTTAAATTCTTGACTGGTAGATTGTAGGTTAATTCCACGAAGGTTTTGAAGTAGTTGTTTGTTTTTGGGAGTCATTGTGTTTGTTTTTTATTGATGAAGAACAAAGATACTACTTTATTTGATATCACAAAAATTATTTTAAAAAAAAATGGGGGATATTTCTATCCCCCTTGACCACACATATAAGACCCCCGTCTTAGAAAGCTTCTACATTCTTTAAGTCCTTTAATAACTCTTCAAGTTTTTGGTCATGTTTTAACTTGAAATACTCGTCCATTCTTGGAACGAATCTATCGTCTCCTGTCTCCATCCAGTTCTGAACACGCTCGGTAACCAACATAATGTCCTTCATGCTCCATTGAAGATTATGAGCGGTCATAAGGGTCATGGCTGTTTTAAGTGCTGATTGTCTGTTTGT